ATGAACGGGCTGCTGACCGGAAAGCATGAGAGAATCCTTGCCCTTTTCCGGAAACTTGATCATATGACGGACAGGCTTGGCAGCCTGTCCCGAAGCCACCGTCCCGTATTGGACGGGGAACATTATCTTACCGACCGTGAACTCTCCGGCAGGTTGAAAATCAGCCGCAGAACCTTGCAGGAATATCGGAACGAAGGCAGACTGCCTTACATCCAGCTCGGTGGTAAGGTTCTGTACAGAGAAAGTGACATAGAGAAAATGTTGCGGGATGGATACAGAAAAGCCCGATCGCCATTGTAAGGGAAGTCTGGAATGAGGTCAAAATGAATGGGACAGAAATCTGTGAAGACGGTTTCTGTCCCTTGTTTTATCTTGTTGCGACCATACATTACGGTACCTTTTCGTTTTTTTCCTGATCGCATTCCTTTTTCCATCCGCTGTACCGTCCGCGTTGATAGACCCTGGACGGCATGTTGTCGTCCGGCAGGGAATACATGCCTTTGGTTTCTTTCGAAAGTTTTCCGAAATCCCTGCGTACCTTCTGGTTGGTTATTTCCGCATAAATCTGTGTAGTACGTATGCTGGAATGCCCCATCATTTTACTGATGGTCTCAATTGGCACGCCGTTGGAAAGGCAGATTTCAGTCGCATAGGTGTGTCGGCTCATGTAATAGGTCAAGTGGCACTCAAGCCCGCACATTTCCCCGATGATTTTCAGGCTTCTGGACAAGCTGCAAGTGGCCGGAACCCGGAACAGTCTCCCATTCTCTCCCTCGCCTTTATATTTTTCCATGATTCTTAATGGGATGTCAAGCAGTTTGATACGGCATTCCACCTTTGTCTTCTGACGGTTGATGTGTATCCATTTGGAGCCGTCTGGGGCCGTGACGATATGTCTTTCGGACAATTCGGCCATTTCGGCCCTTCCCAGTCCGGTGAAGGTCGAGAAGACAAAGAGATCCCTGGTGTGGCACAGCCGGTAGGTGGGAAGATCGATTGCCATCACTTTGGCAAGCTGCTCACCTGTCAGGTGTCGGTGAAGTGTCGGGGGGATCTCAAGCTTGTAACCGGTAAACGGATAGCGTGACAGTATCCTGCGTTTGACTGCGAGCCGGACAATCTTGCACAGCAGGATCAGGTAGTCGTTCAGTGATATGGTTTTCAACTTCAATATTGTGGAGAGATAGAAATGGAAGTTTTCGATGAACTGCATGTCTATCGAGCGAAGTGTCACGTCTTCCACTCCATATTTGTATTGCAGGAAGTTGTACAGATGTTTTCGTGTGGTCAAATATCGGATATAGGTATGGTGTGTGCGGTCGATCCCCACACGCTTGGCGTACTCCTCGTTATGCTCGTCAAAAAGGGCCAGAAGATGTTCTTTGGGCTGAGCCTTCCCCGTAACCGCGTTCTTTATGATCTCAGCCGAGACGTACCCGGCTGAGTCCACGCTCTTCTTATAGGCGGTTCGTGCCTTCTCCTCCAGTTCCTCCAGTTTCCGATTCAGCCCTCTCAACTCTATGGAGGTTTCCGGATTCTGTCCGTGTATGACGGCACGGCCCTTATTGGCATCCCAAAATTTCGGCTGCACGTCCTCTCCGGTGGAATACTGGCTTACTTTCCCGTCAAGGGTGATACGTCCCATGACGGGGCATTTTCCGTTTTTTTTGATTTTCTGTCTGTTGATATAAAACAATAGTTTGAATGTGCTTCTCATTCTTACACTCCTTCCATTGGGTTTAATATTTCTTTTCTTTCTCTTCTCCGTATCTCTCTTAAACTCATGTCCTTCAGAATAGTGGATGGAGGCTGGTCAATGCCGGACAGTGTGTATTTGCCGGTGATCTCATGCTCCAGTACCGTCACGTCCCGGTCCACCTTCTCGTCGGTCACTTTAGCATAGCGCTGCGTGGTGCTGATATTCCTGTGCCCCATAGCTTTGCTGACAGTTTCGATGGGTACGCCCTGTGAGAGACAGATCTGGGAAGCGAAACTGTGGCGGGCCATGTGGAAGGACAAGTTACGATCGATGCCGCATTGTGCGGCCATCTTTTTTAGGTGAATGTTCATGCTTTCCTTTGTCAGCATGGGAAACAGCTTCCCGTCTGGTGCCACCCCCCTGTACTTCTTCATGATTTCTATGGCGATGTCCAGTAGGCGTACGTTTTCCGGGGTTCCCGTTTTCTGCCTTCTGGTTTCTATCCATAAGTTCCCCTCGTGGTCCCTCACCACATTCTTTTCCGTCAGGTTGCGCATGTCACAGTAACAGATGCCGGTGAAGACGGAAAATAGGAACATGTCCCTGGTGAAGTTACGGTTGGGTGTATCAAAAGTGGTGCCCATCAACCTGTCCAGTTCTTCTCTGGTAAGAAACCTCTGTTTCTGCTTTGGCTTCATGGGGGAGAAGTCCTTGAACGGGCTGAAAGGCACGATGGCTCGGCTCACGGCGATTCGGGCGATATGCTTTAGCCTCTGGATGTGCCCTCTGGAGGTTCCTGCCTGAAATTTCCTGTCGATGCGGAGATACAACTCGAAAGCCTCGACGAACGATTCGTCCAGTGCCTTGAAAGGGATATCCGATACCTTATATCTCACCTTGATGAACTCCTCCACGAAGTGGAATGTATGCCAGTACAGGTAAAGGGTGTTAGCGGCACGGTTCACCCCGACACGCAAGGCGTATTCCTCATTGTGCTCACGGAACAGTCCCAAGAGAGTCACCTGTTTCTCCGCCATACCCTGGAAAGCGTCACGTATTTGTGTGGCGGTGATATCATCGCTGATTTCCGCCAGTTCGCTGTATCTCCTTTGCAGCAGGAGCATCATCTTGTCTATTGCCCTGTTGGTGGCAATGGCCATCCGGCTTTTTCCCGTACACCGTTGCGAGGTGGCGTTCCACAGTTTCGGGTCCACTCTTATCTTGCACCCGAACTGTGTGGTCGAATTGCCCGTAGCTTTTATCATGATCCTTCCCATCAGCGGGCAGAGCCCGTCCTTTCCCTGCCCGTTCCGTTTAAGATAGAGCAGTACCTTGAATTCTGTCTTCATTCCTTTCCTTGTTTAAATTGCAATATTATAAATTGTTACAAGGATTCCCGATATGAAAAGACTGGCAAAACGGTGAAAAAGAACCCGATTGGTGGTTTTCCCTTGCAAGGGAAAATGGAGTTCACTAATACTACACTGCGGTATGGAGAGAAAATCCATGGTTTTCACCAGCTTACCCGCTCGGAAACAGGTAATGACTTGGTAGCGGAACCGTCGCAATATATTTCTTTTTTTGGTTATTCAGTCAATGTGTAGAATAATGAAATATCGCTATATATCAACGGGTTATGTTTTGGATGCGGTGTTCTTCCTAAAAGGGATTACCTGACATTTTGTTGCTTCACCGGATTGAGCTACATAGATATAAAGACACTCACCTATGACAAGATCCAGCGTATGGATTTCGACGGAGAAGAATGGATTATCACCCGCAGGACAAAGACCAAAGTATCGAGCAACGTCCCCCTGATGGAGATAGCCAAAGAACTGATCGAACGCTACAAGGGGCTTGCAGAAGATGATTTCGTGTTTCCCATGCCGGGCAACGGCACATGCAACAACTACCTTAAAAAGATAGCCGCCATTTGCAAAATCAACAAGGAAATCACCTTCCACCTTTCCCGGCATACCTTCGCCACGACCGTCTATCTCTGCAACGGCGGTACGATTGAGGCACTTTCAAAGATACTCGGTCACAAGCATATCAGCACCACACAAATATACGCCGAAGTGACTAACAAGATGGTAAGCTCCGATTTCCGTTCGATCTCCGGCAACCTCGCAGCCATGCAGAAGAAAGTCCTTGACAGGAAACAGAAAAAGGTCAGCAAGCAGCAGGCGGTCGCCATGCGTGAAACCGCCTGATTCCTTCGGGGAAGTGCAAAACACGGCAAAGGCAGGAGTTCCGTTTGGAAGTTCCTGCCTTTGCTGCATTTACCCATGCACCGCACCCGAAAGTTAAGTAGAGCTTTTCCTTCGTTTGCTCTTTTGCTTCATCTGCACATAGTTCTCTTCCAGCATACGCAACAAGTCCGATTGTCGGTACAGTGTTTTGCCCGGCAACGAAATGAACGGGATAATCCGTTGCGCCCGGTAGTCCTGCAAGGTACGGGTAGTGATATGCAATATCCGGCATACCTCTTCCCCCGTCAGGTACACCTCGCCGTTCATCACTGGGTGAAAGTTCGCCGTTACGTTATCCACGTACTTCGTGCCCCGTTCCAGAGCCTCGAAGTACGCCTTTACCTCTTCCATGTCCTTTGTAATCACTTCCATCTTATTCATCCTCTATCAGTTCCTTGCTCATTGCCGTCAAGAACGCTTCCACATCTTCCAGCCTGTAATACAACTTATGGTTTATCTGGCTGTATGCCAGCCTTCCGCTGTCACGGTACGTCTGCAATGTCCGTTTGCTCACGTTGAGTTTCTCGCACACGTCCGCATTATCCAGCCAGTTCATCTTTTCCGGCGGGCGGTATCGTGAACACAACTGTTGCAAATGCTCACTGAACTTGTTGAACCTTTCTTTCATTTCTTCAAAGGTTTTCTTCTCGATAGTCACTATTTCCATATCCGATAATTTACTGTTTCCCGCAAATATACAGACTGTTACAGGTATGCCCGTGCGTTTATGTACCGCTTGTCCGTGTTTTGCTCCACGCTTGTAGCTTTGTCGTGTCCGAAGTGGTGCAAAACGAAGCAGAGAGCAACATATTTTCTTGCAACCAGTATATTTTTTCCGTTTTTAATTGGTCGGTTCTCCGGGAATCCATTCCTTTGCAACCGAACAACACGTTTAACTATGGAACGCCCTATATTTGTAGCACAATATACCTTTCTTGCCATCCCCGAAACTTTCGAGGAAGAAAACCGCATTTTATGTAAGGTCGCCCTTCGGTGCGAGTACGTGATCCGTTTCGAGGATGACGGCAAATTCTATTTCCTTCTCGAAACCCGTTCCGATTACGAACGGCAGTTTGCGTCTTACGGGTGGTATATCGTCAGCCAGACTTATTTCAACGAAAGGCTAACTATCGGCATGGGCTTGTACGAAAGCGGGCATCTGGCAGGCTTCATGTACTATTTGAAGTCCGGCAGCGAGGACGAAGCCCGTTTCTGGAACAACGTTCTCATCTTTACCTTCCTGAACGATTTCCGCAAAGCCTTTTACCCGTTGGATAACCGTTTTCAGGGCTTTTTCCGTCTGGACGGCAGCCTGTGCCTTTACCTGTATGATTATTGCCCCGTCCGGCGCAACGACAAGATCACCTTTGAGGGCAAGAAGATTTCCAACCTTATTTTCAAATTCAAATCCGGGCACAAAACCGACCTCACCGTCAAGCTCTTTTCCATTGCTATCAGCCGAATCCGTGCCATTCAGGAGAACAAGCACCGTGCCGTACTCGTTCCTATTCCCGCATCCACCCGTGAGAAGAACCGCATCCGTTACGAAGAGTTTTGCCGGAAACTATCGGCGGACATCGGAATAGCCGACGGCTACGGGGCTATCACCCTTGCCGCCGACCGTCCTCAACTCAAAGGCACACACGGGCAGGACAAGACCGCAAACCTGCAATTTCATCCCGAATATTTCAAGGACAAATGCGTTCTGTTAATTGATGATCTACTGACAACTGGCGAAGGATTCATACAAACGAAGCGCAAACTGATCGAACACGGAGCAAAGTTTGTAATCGGTCTGTTCCTTGCCAAGACCATCGCTTTTGAGGACGAACAGAAATAGCTATTCTATTTTTGCAGTAATTTCATCTATTAGGTTCGTGATTTTCTCAATAGAATACTTTTCTATAAATCTTTTGTTTGCCGCTTCTATCTTTAATTTCCGGTTGATTAATTTTAGTTGCGGTAAATCTAATTGACAACATTTACTCAAGTATTCTATTTCATTGCCGGAAGAGGTAAATTTATAACGGAATAATAAAAAATGCAGGAAAGTATTTCGTGATTCATTTGATAATCCCAAAATACTATTCGAAACTTTATCCGCATCAGCCTCTTGAAATATCGAAGTATCTCTATAAAGTATCTGTCTAACCGGAAGCATGTCGTTAAGTGCCAAACTCAAACGTTCGCAAGTCTCATCCGTTAAATTTTCCAACATAACAGACACTTTATTGGGACATTTTTCAAATCTTTGCTCAAACAGTTTCTCAAAATACGCAATCAACTTATTCAAAATTTTGTAAGAGCCGACATTATTATGGTTTCTTCCTATACCTGAATGTACTTTTGATTTGCAATTCAATAGATCCTCAATGCCGCTAATTCCTTCCATCAGCCTGTTTATAGAATGTTTACCTTGGGTTATAATGTCCTTTTCAGATACGGAAACAAGATTATCATTAGATAAGACAGATAGAACTGATATAATGATAAAGAGTTCTCTCAAATCCGTGCTTTTATCTGCTAAATAATATCGTATCGTTTCATCGTAATATTTTTCATATTCTTCATTATCTAATCTCCAATAGTCATATAGGTACTCCCAACTTTTCAAACTGGTATTTTCAGCAGCAAAATATTGTTGCAGGTAAGTTGTATCAAAATATCCACTTTCCAAGTAACAAACAATTTCATTGACAAGAAAATCACTAAAAATATCCAGCTTTCTACCTATTTCAATAAAACGGTATTTGGATAAAATATTTTCACGTTCTTCATCTATTTCCCTATCAGTAAACATTTTGGATAAGCTATTGAATAAATGTCCAATCTGGGTATTTCCACTTTTATATTCACAATAAACAGCGACAAAATTTGCCAATAATGATGTTATGATAAGTTTATATTTAGGAGATTTATGATAATGTTCGGGTAACGCCATAACTATTCTATGATAGTCGTTCAAGCATTGACGGAGCACTCGCAAGTTATTGAATTTAGAAGCATGGAATATTTTAATTATTAACTCTTTGTTTTCCAGCAGAAGATTTCTGTTGTTGGCAGATATTTCATTGATGAAAAAATCAAGTGTTTCTTCTACATTTACTTTAATTTCGAAAGTGCGTCCGATAGTCTTCTCTTTGAAATCTTTAAACTTCAAATTACTGTCCTTATTCTCCTTTTCGGTAATTTTATCTTCATCACCAATGATGATAACTTTGCATTTACAGTGTTCTGAAAAGTAATTGATGTATCCTAACAAGGTTTCCAATTTTACATCACATCTTTCGAGGTCATCAAAAATCAAAATCTTATTCCCTTTTATCTCGGTATTGTCCTCTTTCAATAATAGAATGGAATCCAGATTATAAGTTACACTTCCTTCATTTTTTCCATTACCATCCATATCGAGATCATACTTTAGTGCGATTTTCGAAGCGACTTTTAGTATTTTCTTAGCAAACTTCATTCCTTTGCTATATAACCACGGAGAAATTTCTTTATTGATTTGTTCTGTAATCTGCTGGATATTGGTCAAACCATATAAAGAAACATAAATAGGTTGCCATTCTAACTTGTCTGCATCCTTGTTATTGCTTAACTGTTTCATCCATTGATGAATGAAGAATGTCTTACCACATCCCCAAACTCCTCTTAGCATAATGGCATATTGTGGATTGGGTATTTTGACGTATTCATTTAAAAAGTTGATTATGTTTTTATTCATGGCTATATTAGTTACTGGTTTCAAAGTTACTGAAAAGAGCAATAAATCTGAATTAATTCAATAAAAATAATAGTTTGCTTTTCGTTCTTGTACACTAAATAAATTGTCTGTAAATTATAATGTTTTATAAAAGTCAATACTCTGTTTTTAATGTGTTTGTAGATGTTCTGGGGGGGGCGTTCCCTTAGACGGTCGGGCTTTTCGTTGCAAGTCCTCGCTGGGCTGTGGGCTTTACCCTTCAATCCCTAACGCTGGGTGAATATGGATTCACCCTTGTTTGAACGTCAGAGAGTACTGGCTGTCCCGACTGTCCCTTATTGTCTTACCCGTTTTTTCAACCGTTATTTTCTTCTTTGGGCTTTGCCATGACTGAAAGGATAATCCTTTGTCTGCGGAACTTTCCGCCCGTTTCCGCCACTGCCATCGCACGGCCATCCGCAAAAGCCGGATAGCTGATTGCTCTGTCCGTTTACCGTAACCGGACGAAAAGCACCTCGCCAACCCGCACAACACATTGTCGTGGTGTACCCTTCTTTCTAATCCGATAAATCGGCAAAAGAAGAATCCCCCACGCCAAAGAGTTGTCTTTCCACCCCGCATTACCAACCTGCTTTTCTTTTCCTTTCCGGAAACGGAGTTTTCCGGTTTTCATAACAAATACAATCTACTTGTACCGATAAGTAATCTATCATTCATTCAATTTACTGAAAGGTTGAATTTTCCCCCTTAGGGCTGATTGGGAAAACATTGACGAAGGTAGGCGGGGGCGAAAGCAAATCCGCAAAAAATGCCAAATCTCCACCCTGCGGGTAGTATTTACCATTTTTTCAGATAATTGCAATTCCCCCTTTCCGCTCTTGATTATTGTCAATGTTCTTCCCAATCAGCCAAAGGGAAAAAATTTGGTTGGGGCGACAGGCGATGATAACAAAAACAAGTAGTAACAATTTAATTTTTTGAGTTATGGCAGCAGATTTTTCAGAAGCAGCAATTTAGACGGATCGAGCTGGCATTCGAGAACAAACGCTGGACAGACCTTCTGAGAACGGGACGAGCCGTGGAAGTCATGACACGACATGGACAAAAGATAAAGGCAAATCCCGAATCTCATTATTGGCCCGACGGTGTTCAACCCGTGGCGAACGCTTATCTGTTCAACCCAGATAAATGCTTGTTGCCCATACCTCTGCGAGAAATCGACTTGAACAGCGAGCTTAAACAAAATCCCGGATATTAACGAAGTTATTCTTATATTCGCATCATGAAAAGAACACATATGAAAATCCTGCTAAGTTTACTATGCTGTGTCGGTGTATTCACCCTATCAGCACAAAGTCGTTATTTCAAAGAAAGCGCTTCATGGCTTCAAAAGAGTGAGGCCTGCAAGCCAGTGTTAACCTATACGGAACATAAGCCGGTCAAACGGGTCACTTCCATCAAAGACGCGTCAGCCTACCAAGGTTGGCGCATGCGGGACGAAGGAAGCACGGATCTGTTATTCAATGAGTCCCTGAAGAAACATCCATCGGTTATAGTTGACTTCGGTGAGCATCTGACGGGTTATTTGGATTTCTCGCTCAAGCTCCTTAGCCAACAGGTTTCGGACGCTCCGGTACGTATCAAATTCACGTTCGCCGAAGTTCCCTCGGAATTGAACACGCCTTTCGACCCTTATCCGGGCGGTCTGTCAAGGGCTTGGCTACAAGATGAGGTGATGACGTTAATGACCGTACCCATAGAGGCCTCCATCCCCAGAAGGGTGTCTTTTCGGTATCTCAAGATAGAGTTGCTAGGCGCTTCCAGTTTCGATTTCGCCTTCGACAAGCTAACGTTCCGTGCGCAGACATCGGCTAAGACGGCTCCATTGCCACTGGCTTCCACTACCGATCCCTTGATCCGTAAAATCAATGAGGTAGGATTGCTTACATTAAAAGAATGTATGCAGACCGTCTATGAGGATGGCCCGAAACGGGATCGCCGGTTATGGATCGGAGACTTGTATCTGGAGGCGCTAGCGAACGCATGGTCGTATAAAAACCACGACTTGACGAAACGTTGCCTCTATTTATTAGCGGCTCTAGCCAATGATGAAGGACTGCTGCACGCCACCGTATTGGAGACACCGACCCCTCATCCGCAAAACGGTACGCATTGCTTGGACTATTCCCTGCTGTATAACGTAGCGTTGCTAGAATACCTGAAAGAGACCGGAGACAAGGAGGTCGCCTTGGACTTATGGCCGGTAGTGGTCCGCCAAATAGAGATGGCCTTGCGTCAATACTCGGACGATTGGATCTACGATATGCAAAAGAAACCGATTTATTGGTTGGTATTCGACTGGAAAGATAATTATGATCGCCAAGCATCTATGCAGGGACTTACGGCATTCTCATTAGAGAAAAGCTATGAGCTAGCTAAAATGCTGGGAAAAGAGAAGGAGGCTAGAGATTGGCCTCGTATCGCCGGCCAGATAAAGAAAGCCGCCCGGAAAACATTCTATGACCAAAAGAACAGGGTGATCGTAAGCGGCCCTAACCGTCAGGTGTCTTACCTATCACAGGTGTGGATGATCCTATCGGAGACGCTTACCGCCAAGGAAGGAGCAAAAGCGATGGCCACCGTCCTATCGATGCCCGACGCATGCTATCCGGGATGTCCGTACGCTTATCATTATGTAATGGAAGCCTTGTTGAAATGTGGAATGCGGCAAGAGGCCCGTTCGCTCTTAACCAGTTATTGGGGCGGCATGGTGAATAAAGGAGCCGATACATTCTGGGAGGTATATGATCCGAACAATGACGAATTATCACCTTACGGATTTTTCCCGATCAATAGTTATTGCCACGCATGGAGTTGCACGCCGGTTTATTTCATCAACAAATACCCGGAGATATTCCAAAGATAGAAGATAATAAGAGAAACGCCAATATCGCTCGAAATGGAACGTATTGGCGTTTTCTTTTTCTTATTCCTCCACAGGTTCCCCGAACAGGGTTGCCGAGGAAGCCTTATGAATCTTGACTTTTATGAATTGACCTACATGATAGTTCTTCTTGTCAAAGATAACCACCTTGTTTTGGCTGGTTCGTCCGAACAATTGCTCACGGGAACGTTTCGAGAATCCTTCTATCAGAACCTCGAAAGTCTTGCCTATATCCCGCAAGTTACTTTCCTCGGACAACTTATTTTGCAAATCGATCATACCTTGCAAACGACGTACCTTCTCTTCTTCCGGTACATTATCCTCCAAATGGCTAGCGGCATATGTACCCGGACGTTCGGAATATTTAAATAAGAAAGCACTATCATATCCCACTTCACGCATCAAGGATAAAGTCTCTTGATAATCCTCCTCGGTCTCGGAATAGAAACCGCAGAATAAATCAGTCGAGATAGCGCAATCCGGTACGATACGACGGATCGTCGCTATACGGTCCAGATACCATTCACGAGTATATTTACGATTCATGACCTTCAAGATGCGACTGCTGCCAGATTGGGCAGGCAGATGGATAAACTTACAGATATTGTCGTTCGCGGCAATCACACGTAAGGTATCATCGCTCATGTCCTTCGGATGGGAGGTCGTAAAACGAATTCGCATATCGGGAACCTCTTTCGCCACACGATCCAACAAGATCGGGAAGGTTATGGTCTCACCTTCTTTCTCGAAAGAATAGGAGTTTACATTTTGTCCCAACAACGTAACTTCCTTAAAGCCTTTCTCGTGCATATCCCGTATCTCATTCAAGATACTCTCGATATCCCGGCTACGCTCGCGTCCTCTTGTATAAGGTACGATGCAATACGTACAAAAATTATTACAACCGCGCATAATAGACACGAAACCGGAGATATGTACGCCCGGTAACTTCAAAGGAATAACATCCTTATAGGTCTCTTGGGTAGAAAGCTCCACGTTGATCGCTTTCTCTCCGTGCTCTACCGCTCCCACCAAGTTCGGCAAGTCCAGATAAGAATCCGGTCCTACCACCAAGTCGGCATGATGCACATGGATCAGGTCTTCCTTCACTCGTTCGGCCATACATCCCAATACACCGACAATTAATGACTTCTTTTTCCGTTTTAAAGACTGGAAATACTGTAGCCGCCCATAGATTTTCTGTTCGGCGTTGTCGCGTACGGAGCAAGTATTCACGAAGATGGCATCCGCCTCCTCGATATTCTCCGTCATACTATAGCCATCCATCTTCATGATAGAAGCTACAACTTCGCTGTCCGCCACATTCATCTGACAGCCGTAGGTCTCGATAAACAACTTTCGTTCATCGCTTTGGGTAGCGGATTTTAAGTCCACACCGTTTTCTTGATTTACCATACTATATGTTAATAGAATTTAAATAAGCAAGATTCTTAAAAATAATTACGCAAACGCTTGCATAGTTCGAATCCCACCGTTATATTTGCATTCGAAAAACGTAAATTTTTTCATAGTTAAGGTTTTGGTTAAATCGAATAAGGGTGGCTGTGAAGTTACCCTTATTTACTTTTATACCTATCTGATGTTTTATATACTCCCATCTTTTCACTTCTCAATTATTCTTCTTACATTTGGAGGTGCAAAAATAATCAAAGTTTATGGATAACGTAGGAGATTGGTTATATATTGTTTTCCTGATTATCGCCGCCGTCAGTGGCTTATTCAGTTCGAAAGACAAAAAGAAGAAGAGTCGCCCCGATATATTGGGGCAACCCGACAGGGAAATCGTGCCTAATGACCAGCCTACAGAAGGAAAAGGCTTCTGGGAGATACTGGAGGATATGCAAAAGGAAACGCAAAAACCTAAGCCCGCTCCCCGACAAAAGCAGGTAACGCCAAAGGTTGAGAAACCGCAAGTCGTAACCTCATCGCCTGCCTCATCTCCATTCCTTTCCGCCGAGAAGAATATCCCGAATCATATCGCGACCCGGCCATCCGTAAGGATGAGTGCTATCGAGGAAGAACCGGGGCTTATGCCGGAAGATACCTTCAGAGACATCGAGGAATTGAAGAAAGCGATCATTTGTGCGGAGATTCTAAACCGGAAGTATTAATTTACGCCACACTTATATTCGATTCAGCGTAATTTTATGTAAGTTTGCGCCCGAAATATTGAACAGTAAGTATTTACCTAAAAACATAAAAACTAATTATCATGGCATTAAAATTCATTACAGCTGAAGAAGCCGCATCTTATGTGCATCATAATGACAATGTTGGTTTCAGTGGTTTTACACCCGCAGGATGCCCGAAAGTCGTTCCCGGAGCTATCGCCCGGAAGGCAGCGGAAGAACACGCTAAAGGTAACCCTTTCCAAATCGGTATGTTTACCGGTGCTTCTACCGGTGATAAGCTAGACGGAGAATTGGCTCGCGCTAACGCCATCAAATTCCGTACACCGTACCAATCGAACAAAGACTTACGTGCCGCATTAAACGCTCATCAGGCACAATATTTCGATTTGCACTTGTCTGAATTGGCACAAAGCTTGCGTTACGGATTCTTGGGTAAGATCGATGTAGCGATCGTAGAGGCTGCCGATGTTACTGAGGATGGTGAGATCGTTCCGACTTCAGGTGTTGGTATCTTACCTACTATCTGTCGTATGGCAGACCGTATCATCGTTGAGTTGAACTGCCGTCACCCGAAAGAAATCCGCGGTATGCATGATATTTACGAGCCGGCTGATCCTCCTTTACGCCGTGAGATCCCTATCTACACTCCTTCTGACAGGATCGGTAACGATTGTGTAAAAGTAGACCCGGCTAAGATCGTTGGTGTGGTAAGGACCGATGAGCCGAATGAAGGTGGAAAATTCTCTCCGCTGGATGATGTTACGATGGCGATCGGTAAAAACGTTGCGGACTTCTTGGTTAGCGAGATCAAGGCCGGCCGTCTTCCGAAAGAATTCGTTCCATTGCAGAGTGGTGTAGGTAACGTGGCTAACGCAGTCTTGGGCTGCATGGGAGCTAATGAGTCTATCCCCGCATTCAATGTATATACTGAGGTTATTCAAGACGCTGTCATCGAGTTGATGAAACAGGGCCGTGTTAAATTTGCCAGCGGTTGCTCTTTGTCCGTAAGTAACGAGGTGATCCGTGAGATCTACGCTAACCTTGATTTCTTCAAGGATAAGATCTTGCTTCGTCCGCAAGAGATCTCTAACAATCCGGAGGTTGCCCGCCGTTTAGGCTTGATCGCTATCAATACGGCTTTGGAGGCTGATATCTTCGGTAATATCAACTCTACGCACGTATCCGGTACTCGTATGATGAATGGTATCGGTGGTTCCGGCGACTTTACCCGTTCGGCTATGTTGTCGATCTTCACGACTCCGTCTACGGCGAAGGATGGAAAGATCAGCGCGTTCGTACCGATGGTATCTCACTTGGATCATAGCGAGCACTCCGTGAAGATCATCATCACTGAATATGGTGTAGCGGACTTACGCGGTAAATCTCCGATCCAACGCGCTCGTTGTATCATCGACAATTGTGTTCACCCGGATTACAAACCGTTATTGGAAGAGTACCTCGCTATGGGTATCAAGGGACATACGCCTCAAAACCTGAAATGCTGTTTCGCTTTCCATGAGGAACTAGCGGCCAGCGGAGATATGCACAATGTGGATTGGAGCAAGTATAATAAGTAATACAAACATATTACATACTTATCTCAAGGCCATTCCGAATAATTTCGGGATGGCCTTTTGTTTATCTAAAAACTATTCATATCTTTGTTATATGGGAAACTGGGAGAAACAACAGGATGAAAAAAAAGAAAGCAGGGAAAGAGATCAATCCCGTAGAGAAAACCTGGGAAAGTTCTTCTATGATTTGGCTAAATTAACTTTTGCGGGTCTGGTTATTGGAGGTATTGCTACTTTTGATACAGAGCTAAAAGAGTCAATATTTATATATAGAGCTATCGTTGGTGGAATAGCAACAGTGATATTCGCCTGGATTGGAAATAAAATTTTTAAATAAGGTTTATTATGGATATGCTAAGTTTAGTTTTCACGATCAGTGCTATTGTTGGAGGTGGATTCCTCGTATGGCTATATACCAAGCCTGGTAAAAAATGGCTAGAAAATCTATAATCTCCAATATATTTTGAGGCTCCGCATAACGGAGCCTTTTTTATTTCAATTGTATATATTACAAACTCGTAATATGTTTGTAATAATTCTTTCAAACAGGCTTAACAGCTTCTTAATATGGATATCCTTTCTTTGCATCAGAATAAATAGGCAAAGATTGTGAGAAAGTTTATTGAAAAATTAGTGGAAGGAGGATTTTTGATCAGTGGAAGCGTCAGTAGCTTTACGATCTTGTTGATCATTGTCTTCTTATTTAAAGAGGCCGCAGGTCTTTTTAACAGCCCGGAGGTAGAGGAAGGATATATATTGGCCGTGAATCAGGAAAATCCGGTCGAACATTTGTCGCCCGAGCAAATCATGGATGTCTTCGATGCCAATATCACCAATTGGGAAGATTTAAACGGAGAAAATCAAGATATACTAGTCTTCCGGTTCTCGGATCTAACCAACTATTATACGGAAGAAGAGCTAGGTGAAGAATTTCAATATGTTCCCGAGAAAATCAATGAACTTATCCATAAAGAGCCCGGGATTATCGCATTCTTTCCGGAACAATACAAGTCGGAAAACTTTACGGGAAAAATCATATCGGGAGCCACGATCAAGCCTTCGGAATTCTTTGGAGGGACGAAATGGTATCCGACCTCAACTCCCGCTCCGATCTTTGGGCTGATCCCTCTATTACTAGGAACGCTGTTGGTAAGTATAGGTGCGATCGCCTTATCCCTCCCCTTCGGAGTAGCGGTAGCGATCTATATGGCAGAGATCGCCAATACAAAAACACGCAATTTATTAAAACCGCTTATCGAGTTGCTGGCAGGTATTCCCTCAGTCGTTTATGGTTTCTTCGGATTGGTGGTGATCGTTCCCCTTATCCAAAAGACCTTAGACCTTCCGGTAGGCGAGACCGCTTTCGCCGGAAGCGTGGTTTTAGCGATCATGGCGTTGCCGACCATCATCACGGTAGCGGAAGATGCCATGCGAACTACACCACGAGCCATGAAAGAGGCCAGCTTGGCATTGGGAGCCACGCAATGGCAAACCATCTATAAAGTAATAATCCCCTACTCCATATCCGGTATCACGTCCGCTGTCGTATTAGGTATAGGACGTGCGATCGGTGAGACGATGGCCGTATTGATGGTAACCGGAAACGCCGCCGTTATCCCTACCTCGTTCTTCGAACCGGTACGGACAATTCCTGCCACGATAGCGGCGGAATTGGGTGAGGCTCCCGCAGGTGGAGCACATTACCAAGCCTTGTTTATGCTGGGAGCCGTGTTGTTCCTCATCACCTTGGGGTTGAGCATCGCCGTAGAATATATTTCATCCAAACGTAAAATTTAA